GCCGCGCGGCGTCAGGGCCCGCATCTGGTCGGCGTTGAAGACGCCCTCAGGCCCGGCCTCGCCGAACGTGTAGCCGCGCCCGGAGCGCACGCCGCGCCCGACGATCGGCTCGGTGATCACGCCGCCGTCGGCCATGCCGACGAAATCGACGTAATCGCGCGGGTTGACGGCACTGCCGCCCTTGCGGATCTCGAAGTGGACGTGATCGCCGGTGCTGTCGCCCGTGCTGCCCTGGATGCCCATCCGGTCGCCGCGCGACAGGACATCGCGCACGGAGGCGTCGATGCTGGCCATGTGGCCGTAGATCGACTCGATCCCGCCGCCGTGGTCGATCGTCACCGCGTTGCCGTAGCCGCGCGCGTCCCCCGCCGCCGCGACCGTGCCGAGCGCCGCCGCCATGACCGTTGACCTGGGCGGGCCGACCAGATCGATCCCGCTGTGCGCCCCGCTCTTGTAGTGCCCCGCCGCGAAATCGTTCTCCCCGAACTCCTGGGAGACGCTGTACCGGGCCAGCGGCGGCGACCAGCCATCCCACACCGGCCCGCGCCCGCCGGGGACGTTGGGCGCGCTCGGGCCGGGCGCGGGCGCGGAGACCGGCGCGGCGGTGCCGACCACCACCGCGTCGGGGTTGTAGATGCCGCCGAGGGCTTCGACCACCTGGCGCATGTTGCTCAGGTAGTCGGCCACGGTGTACTGCGAGTGGGTCGGGTCCACCTCGGCGTTGTAGTCGCCGGTCAGCCACTTGGCGAGGACCTCGCGCAGCGTGCGATCCCGGTAGAGGCTCGTGGTCAGGTTGTCGAGCGCCGCGTTGACGCCCGACTCGCGCGAGTCGAAGATCGCGAAGGGCCGGGCCATTCCCTGCGTCGTGCCGGTCTGCCCCGTCCAGCCGCTCCCGGTCAGCCCGGTGAAGTTGTTGTAGCGGGTCAGCCCGTCGCCCGACGACCCGTAGCCGCTCTCGTGTTCCAGGATGCCCATGAAGACGCTCGTCGGGACGCCGTGCGCGTGCGCCGCCGCGACGATGGTGGACCCCATGCCGGAGAGCGCCCGCCCGCCGGGGATGCGCGCATCGACCAGTCCGGGCGACGGATCGCCCCACCCGGACCCCGGCACCCCGCGCCCGCCCGGCGCGACTTTCGGCGTGGCGGCTTTGAGCAAATCCCCGACCTTGGTGAGCGCCCAATCCTTCACCTTGCCGAGCAAGGCCGGGCCGATAGAGCCGAGCGCGCCCGGAATGTCCGACGCGGTGAGGCCCGTCGCGCTCGCGGCCTGATCGTAGAGCCAGCCCGCGCCCTTCTGGAGCACGCCGAAGATGTCGCCCAATCCGCCCAGATTCAAGCCGCCCGCGAAGCCCGGCACCCCCGCCGCCAGCAACGCCTCGGTCTGGCCGTTGGGGATCACCGTCGCGCCGCGCGAGAGGTTGAGCAGTGCCGGCTGCGCGACCAGTTGCCAGTCGGCCCGGTCGCGCACCAGCTCGCGCCCTGCCTCGCCGACGATGGCCGGGCCACCCCGGAAGTTGGTCGTGCCCTTGGCGAACTCCGGGATGTCCACCGGCTTCACCTGGATATCGACGGTCATGGCATCGTTTTTGGTGAGTGCCTGGGAGACCCAGTTGAGCACCTGGCCGACGCGGTGGGCGAACGAGAGGAAGCCCTGTGCGCCCGCATTCAGCCCCGCCCCGACCATCTTGGCGACGCCCTGCATCACCGTCTTGACCGCACCTTCGAGCAGGTTGAACGGGGCCATGAAGGCGGTCTTCATGGCGTCGCCGTTGCGCTTCAGGAAGCCCCGGATACCCTCGTCCTCGGTGCGCCCCCACACATCCCCGATGACTTTCCCTATGGCATCCATCGCGCCGTAGATCAGCCCGCGCAACCCGCTCTTGTCGTCTTTACCCCACAGGGTGGTCACGATCAGCCCGATCGCATCCGACGCCCCCTTGATCACCCCCCGGATGCCGCTGCTGTCGTCCTTGCCCCAGACGGCCTCGAAGATCACCAGCAGGGGCGGCAGCCACTCGTCCTTGATGATGCGGAAGAACTCCTTCAGGAACGGCCACACATGATCGCGCCAGAGTTCCCAGACGGTCGTGACGGCGGTGCTGATCGCTCCCCAGGTCGTCTCGAACGCCGTCTGGAGCGCGGGGAGCGCAACGTCATTGATCCACGGCCAGGCGGTGTCCTTCAGCCAGGGCCAGACCTTGTCGCGCAAGAACTCGAAGGTCGTCTTGACCGCCGCGCTCACGCCCTCCCAGGAGGTTTCCGCCGCCTTCTTCAGCGCGGGGAGCGCGGTGTCTTGGAGCCAGGGCCAGGCCGTATCGCGGAGCCACGGCCAGACGGTATCCCGCAGGAACTCGAAGGTCGTCTTGACCGTCGTGCCGATCCCTTCCCAAGCGGTTTCCGCCGCCTTCTTCAGCGCCGGGAGCGCCGTCTCTTGCAGCCAGGGCCACGCGGTATTCTTCAGCCACGGCCAGACGGTATCCCGCAGGAACTCGAAGGTCGTCTTGACGGTGGAGGCGATACCCTCCCAGGTCGTCTCCGCCGCTTTCTTTAGCGCCGGGAGCGCGGTGTCTTGCAGCCAGGGCCACGCGACATTGCGGAGCCAGGGCCAGACGGTGCCACTCAGGTACTCATAGGTCGTCTTGACGGTGGAGGCGATCCCTTCCCAAGCGGTTTCCGCCGCCTTCTTCAGCGCCGGGAGCGCCGTCTCTTGCAGCCAGGGCCACGCGGTATTCTTCAGCCACGGCCAGACGGTGCCGGATAGGTACTCATAGGTGGTCATGACCGCCGCGCTGATGCCCTCCCAGGAGGTTTCCGCCGCCTTCTTCAATGCGGGCAGCGCGGTGCCTTGTAGCCACGGCCAGGCGGTGTCCCGCAACCAGGGCCAGACGGTGCCCGACAGGTACTCGTAGGCCCCCTTCACGGCTGCCTGGACCGCCGCCCAGGTGTTTTGGAAACCTTCACGCAGCGCCGGGAGTGCGACCCCCTGCAACCAGGGGAAGGCCGTATCCCGCAGCCACGGCCACACGGTGCCGGACAGGAATTCGTAGGCCGCGCGTACCGCCGCCTGGATCAGGGGCCAGACCGTCTGGAAGGCGGAGCGCAGGGCCGGAAGTCCGGTATCGCTGATCCAGCCGAATACCGCTTGTATCGTCGGCCAGACGACGTTCGTCAGGTACTCGCCGAAGAGCCGCACCGCCGCGACGATCACCGGCCACGCTGCCACGAATCCGCCGACCAGGGCGGGGAGGGCCGTGCCGGTGATCCAGTCGAATACGGCGCGCATCGCCGGTTGCAAGGTGTTGGTCCAGAAGTCGGCGAGCGCGCGGATCGCGACGATGAGCCGGTCGCCGATCCAGGTGCGCAACTCGGCGAGGACCGGCGCGGCGGAGTTGGTCCAGAAGGCCATCAGGGTGTCGCGTATCCCGCCCCAGTTGTTCGCCCACGCCACGCCGAGCAGGGTGACGACGCCGATGATCGCCGCGATCGCCAGGGTCAGCGGCCCGCCGAGTACCACGACCAGCGCGGCGACGATCCCGCCGACCCCCTCGATGGCGACGGAGAGGACGCCCCAGAATGCGACCGCCGACGCGATCCACCCGACCACGGTGGAGATGATCGAGAATGCGGCGAATCCGGCGGCGACGATGCCGATCGTCTTGGCGATGGCCGGGAAGTTGTCGCGCACGAACCCGGCGAAGCGTTCGACGACCGGCGTCACGTTCTTGTCGATCCAGTCGAAAGCGGGGCCGAGGACGCCCATCACGGTGTCCTTGACCTCGATGATGCGCTCGCGCACAAAGCCATAGGCGGCCTTCAGGCGATCCTTCCAGAGGTTGACGCGCGCCTCGATCTCGGTCTTCGTCTTGTCGTACTGGTCGCGCATGTCCTGGAGTTGCTTTTTCTGCTCGCTCAAATCAATGTCGTTGGTTGCCTTCTTCTCGCCTACCGGGCCGCCCGCCGCTTCTGCCGCCGCCTTCGCCGCCTGGGTCGCGCCGCTCGCCGCCGACGTGACCTTGGTGAGCGACTGCTCCCACGCCTGGACCTGCCCGGTGATATCCGCGTAACTCTTCTTCAGCGTGTCCAGCGTCTCGCGCTCCGAGGCGAGCCGCGCGGTGGCCGCGTCGTGGGCGGCGGTCGCGCCCTCTACGACGGTCTTCTGCGCGGCGATTTGCGCGGTCACGGCGGCGATCTGCGGGTCGATCGTCGCCATCTCGGACTGTGCGGCGCGGATACCGTTCGTGATCTCCTCGAACGTCAATTCCTTGACCGGATGGGCCAAATCCTCGATCTGCCTGCGGAGCGGCTCGAATTGCACCCGCTCCGCCAGTTTCAGCAGGTCCGCGCGATCTTGGAGCGCCTGCAACGCGTCGGTCAGTTCCTTCGGCGCGGTCTGGGCCAGTTTCAGCGCCTCGTTGTAGCGTTCGAGCGCGGCCTTGGCCTCGTTGTACCCCGCGCGATTCTCAGCCAGCGCGCCCTGCAACCCGGCGAGGGTCGCCTTCTCGCGGTCGATCACCTTGGCATGATCGTCGCGCGCCCGCTCGGCGTCCTTCAGCGAGGCTTCCAGCGGGATCAGCGCCGCCTTCTCACGCTCCCACGCGGTCGTGGACGAGGCGACCGCGCCCTCCAGCGTGGCGATGGTCTGGCGCGTGGACTCTATGCCGCCCGTGATCTCGGAGAATGACATTTCCTTGACCGGATTGAGGAGCGCGGCGATCTGCCTGCGGAGCGGCTCCAATTCCAGGCGTTCGGCGAGCTTCACCTGACTGGCGCGGTCCTGCAAGTTCGCGAGCTGATCGGTCAGTTCTTTTGGAGCCTGGGTCGCTTTCAGCGCCGCCAATTGCTCGTTCAGGCCCGCGAGCGCGTCCTTGGAGGCGTCGATCGACGCCTTCTCCTTGTCGCGCGCGGCGGTGGCCGCGACGAGCGCCTGCTGCGCGCCATCCACGACCGCCTGCTGCGTGGCGTATGCGCCATTCGCATCCGCCAGCTTCTTGGTCAGGTCGCCTTCCTGCCCCTGCGCCGCCTTGATCCCCTTGACGATCTCGTCGAAGGTGAGTTCCTTCGTCGCGTTGGCGAGATCGTTGACCTGCCGCTTCAGCGGGTCGAGTTGCAACTGTTTCTGGAGGTTGACGTTCTCGGCTTGCAGGTTGATCGCGTCCAATTGGTCTTGCAGCGCATTCAGGGCCGGGTCTTTCTTCGTGGCCCCCCCGAGCATCAGGGTATTCATCCGCAACTTGACCGCCGCCGCCTGCTGGTCGAGCGCGAAAAGCTGATCCTCGAACGCCTTGGTGCCCTTGATATCGGTCCCCGCGAAACCCTTGATCGCGTCCTGCGCCTTCTTCAGCGAGGCGGTGAGGGTATCGACCGTGATGCGGTTGCCCGCGAGCGCCGCTTGTTGATCGGCGAGGCCCGACTTCGCCGCCTCCACCGCGCGATCGTAGCCCTTCATCCCGCGCTCGGCGTCCGCGATCGCGGCGGTCTGCGCGAGGATCGCGCCTTCCGTTGCGGCGATCGAGGCATTGAGTCCAGGGTCGAGCTTCAGGTCGATGAGGCGTTTCTGCACGGCGGCGACTGCCATATCCAAGGCGAAAAGCCGATCCTGGAATGCCTGTGTGCCGCTGAGTTGGGCCTTGCCATACTCGGCGAGTTGTTTCTGCGCCGCCGCGAGCGCGTCCTTCTGTGCGCCGAGGGTGGCGTTGGCGGCGGCGATCCGTTCCTTCTGCGCCTCGATCGCGCCCTGCGCCGTTTTGACCGCATTGGCGTAAGCGATTTGGGCCTGCTCCGCCGCCGCGACCGCCGCCTCCTGCCCCTTCACCGCCTGCTCGGACGCCGCGACGCGCGCGGACCAGTCGTCCACGACGCCCTGCTGCGCCGCGACCGCATCCTGCGCCGACTTGATCGAGGCGAGCGTGGTCGGGCTCACCTTCCACTGCGCGAGCGCCAGTTGGACGCCCAGCGCCTGCTGCTCGACGGCGAAAATCTGATCTTCCAGCGCCTTCGTCCCCGCGAGCGGGGCGCGGGCGAAGTCGTCCACGCGCTTCTTGGCGTTATCGTAGGCGGCTTGCAGCGAGCCGAGTTGCTGTTCCAGCGCGGCGAGCTTCGCCTTTTCCGTGTCGAGCGTGCCCTGGCTTGCCTTGACCGCCTGCTCCCAGGAGACGACCACGCCCTCCTGTGCGGTGATCGCCGCTTGGAGGGGGATGAGCGACTGCTGCAACTGACCGATCGCCGCTTTCGCCGCGAGATACGCGGCAGGGACATCGGCACCGAAGATCGCCAGCGTCTGCGCGGTGGCCTGATCCTGCGCCGCCTCGTAGCCCGCCATGCCTCCCGACGCCGCCGCCGCGAACGCGCGCACCGCGCCAGCCGCCGCGCCCAACGGCCCGCCGATGCCCGGCAGCTTGGCGTAGGTCTGCATGATGACCGCGACCCCCTCCTCGACCTGGGAGACGAGCGAGGGGGAGTGCGTGGCGAAGGGATTGATCCAGGAGAGGGCGTCGTAGATGGCCTGCCCGACGCCGGTCACGACGGTGAGGACCGCGCCGAGGCCGCTGGCGAAAAAGCCCGCGAGCGCCGCGACGTTCTGGATCACCACGGCCAGCACGGCGGCGACCTTGGAGGCCCAGACGCCGAACGCGGGGCTGCTGGTGAAGTCGGCGATCCGGTTGGCGAGCGCGGTGAACCCTTCCATCGCCGGGGCGAAGGCCCGCGCGCCGGTCGCCAGGAGGTTGTCGCGGATCGTGGAGAGCGCGCCCGTGGCCGTGCGGGATTGCTGGGCGACCACATCGCCGAACTTGCTGCCCGCCCAGGCGTGGAAGGCCGCGAGCATCACGTCGGAGGTGATCTTGCCCTCCTCGGCCTGCTTGCGCGTCTGCGCGACGCTCTGCCCGGTCGCGTCGGCGAGGATTCGCCACGCGGGGACGCCGACCGCGATCAGCTGGTTCATGTCCTGGGCGTAGATCCGCCCCGCGCTATTCATCTGCCCGAGCGCGATCGTGATCGAATCGACCCCGGCCACCCCCTTGCCGAAACCGGACGAGACGGTGATCGCGTCCTGCATGATCGACTCGGTCTCGCTTAGGGTGAAGCCCATCGCGACCAGGCGCTGCGTGCCGCGCTCGACATCCTGGAACTCGAACGGCGTCTTGGCGGCGATCTGCTGCATCCGCAGGATGAGCGCCTCGGCGTTCTCGCCCGAGCCGGTGAACTGCGTCCAGGCGACCTTGGAGGTTTGCAGGCGCGAGGCATAGTCGGCGATGGCCTTCCCGCCGCCGACCAAGACATCGGAGACCGCGCCGACCGCGCGCTCGGCCACGGCGAAGGCGGCACCGAACACCGCGCCGACCTTCGCCGCGCTGCCGAGGGACGCGACCTGTTGCTCCACCTTCGCTGTCGTGCGGAGGAAGGACTCGGCGTCGGCTTGGTAGCGAAAACTGATCACCGTCTGGCTCATCGCACCTTTATCTGCTGGCGATCAGCGCGTCGCGCGTCTGGCCCATGCGCGCCATCAGGCGGGCGGCATCCGCGATCACGGCCTCTTCGGTCGCCTCGTCCGCGCTCTCGCCGTCCCACATGGCGTCGAAGTCGAGCAGGAAATCGTGCGTCGTGAACGGTTGGGGGCGGACCTTGGGATCGCGGTTCACGTTGGCGATCACGGACGCGATGTGCGCCGCTTGGAGGTCGCCGCGCGCCTCCCCGAACGGCTCGCGCGCCGCGAACACCTGCCAGGCGACGAATTCCCGCGCGCTCATCCGCGCGCCGAGTTCGTCCACGGTCAGGCCCAGGGCCAACGCTAGTCGGTGGAGGAAGCGTCGCTCCGGGCGTCGTCGAAATCCTCGGCGACCTCCTCCTCTTCGGCGTCGGTGATGCCGGAGAGGCGCGCGGCCACGTCGAAGACCCGCTTCAGCGCCGCGCCATTCTTCGCCTTCAGCGCCTCGACATCGCTGGCGTCGAAGAGCCGTCGCGCGCCGGGCTGCGGACCCTCGACCGCGCAGCGGGCCACCGCGCGGGCCTGGAAGAAGTCCGTCTCGACCCGCGTCTTCGCGCCCTGACCCTTCCGCATCGACTTGTAGAAGGTGTCGAGTTCGCCCGCGCTCATCCCCCGGACCCACACCCAGGTGTCCCATTCGGGGACGTGGACCTCCTCAACCTGGCTGTCCTGCGCCTCAAGGATGGCCTCGCGGCCCTTGAATACCTTGCGCGGGCCGTTCGGCGTCGCGCCGTTCGGCGCGTGCGGCCCGCCCTGATCGACCTGATACGTTGCCGTCTCTTCCATGTTCGCCGCCCCTCTTTCGTTCGCCCTACGTCCCACGCGGGCCGTCGCCACGCTGGCGACGGCCCGCGCCGCCCTGTTCGCTGTTGTGCTAACTGCGGATGATGTCGCCTGAGCATTTGATTGTAATACTGGCGGACATTCTATCGTTGATCGGCGTCGTGACCGGATACGTGGTCACCAGTCCCGCGAACGCGTCCACCACGGTCGGGGTGAGCGGGTAGATGATGCGGAAATTGCGGAGCTGCTTGTCGCGGAACGCCTTGAAGAGTCCGGTGAGGTTGTCCTGGGTGGCGTCCGTGGGGAGCCAGTTGAAGCTGATCGACATGTCGCCCGGATCGGTCAGTCCGCTCGCGAACTGCATGTTGCCGTTCGGCGAGAGGTAGTGCGTCGTCTCGAACGTGCTGGTGGTCGGGGCGGGCGGGGTGATGTCGCTCACCTCGGCGATGGTGGCGAAGTTCTCGCCCCCCTGCGCGGTGTCGCCCGCGACGAGCGCCGCCGCCAGCGGCTTGACCGTCAGCGAGGCTGCGCCGACGATCGCCGCCGCCGTGAGTTCCGCGCTCTTGCCGACGCCGAAGATCAGGATGGTGCCGGACGCCAGCGCCACCGTGGTCGCCGTGGTCGGCACGGTGGTCGCGCCGATTGCCGCGCCGCCCG